CGACTTCTTCTTCATCTGACTCATCAACTTCTTCATCAGTTGCTTCATCAACTTCTTCGTCTTCTAGATCTGCTTCTAAAAGATTTTCATAAATTTCTCTTGATTTCTCAACTACAATCTCGTGGAATAGCTCTTCAGCACCAGCGCGATCTTCATTGACAAGTTTTTCGAGCATTTCCTCGAACTTATTGTGATCTGCCATTTTCTATCTCCTGTATGTAAAAATGTTATACCTATGGTAAGGCTGTCAATATTATTTAGTAATAATGTAATATTATATGTAAAAAGGGGCCAAAAACTGCCAGTTTTTGACTATGATAACTGAATATTGAAAGATTTTGCAAAATCTTCCTTGGTTATATGGGTTAAGTTTCCGTATTTTTCAAAAGGTTCTGGTATAAATCCTTTATCATTTACTAACACTCTTATATATCTCTTTTTCGGATTTTTTGACAGAATAGTGCAAGTTTGACGTAACCAATTACCAAAATAAGTCGCGTTGTCGTGTTCTCTTTTATAATTTATTGTGCCTGAATATATGTTGTTTACACGTTTTCCTTCTGGTCCTATTCCTTTATAATCAAAACCTAAAATATAAATTGCATCATGTCCGTGATTACTTGCCATGTCTAGAGCAGTTGGACCACTACTCCATCCTTTACTAGGCTCAAAATAATTAAGTCCTTTAAACTTATCATATGCTTTATTATAATTTGTCCATACTTCGCCTATGCGCTGATATCCGTTTTGACATATTTCGTTTACCATTTTAGTATCAACAGCAACAATATAGTCAGGAGAAAACTCTCTGTAAACAGCATTACAGGCGTATATCTTACCAAATTTTTTTAATGATTCAAGTTCTATGCCGTTACGACTTGTGCCGTTTCCGACAACAAATGCGATGTTCAATGATTATACTCCGCCAGTTGCTTCTGCGTTTGCCGCTAGTCCATACATCTGTCTAATAAAGAATAATTCTTTTTCAGTTTCTTCCATATGCATTTCAGATGCCAGTCTAGCCCTATTAATCTGGCGTAGTGTTAGACGTGTTTTACGTGTGCTGTCAAAATCAACAGCAGATTGGTCTTCTGTTGCATCGTAAGATTTATCTTCAACAGGTTCTAAAGTTTCTTTATCAAAGTAAAATAGTTCACGTAGTATCATACTGTATTTATACTGTTACGTCAGCATTTGCCGCTGTACCAGCATCACCTCCTGTAGCTGTATCTGGAGGAGTTGCTTCTCCACCTTCAATAGGTGCTTCTTCTCCAGTTTCATCTTCCATACCTGCCATATCACCTTCGATACCAGCGCCACTAATTCCAGCGCCACGCATTTCGCCTGCCGCGTCTGTCGGTGGAGGAGTTAGATTCTCGTCATTCTCCTCTTTCCATAGACGTTCGTTTTCAGCAAGCTCTTCTTCAGTTAATCCTAAGAAGCGTTTCATTGCAAAACGATTTGAAATATATGGAATAGCACTCATCTGTGTAAATGTTGGAATACGTGCATTATCAATCTCACTTTGTCTATATGCGGCAAAGTTTTGTGGTGGTTGGAAACGCAAGTCAAACATTGCAGTGTCAATGTTTACGCCTTTTTCTAGTAAGTAGCGTTTAAATTCTTGATTTAAATCATCTACAAGTAGATTTTGTAAACGTTCACAATATGTGTTAAATCTTAATTCTTGAATATATGCTGTGCCTACACGCCCGTCGTTATATTGTGCGGCACTATCATCTGCACCTGTTGGCAAGTAGCTTGAAGGTATACGTAAACCGCGGACGAGTTTGTTAGTAAAGTAACGTAAGTCGTCAATTTCACCAAGGTTTGTACCGCCTGGTAGTGTTTCAACTTTTGATCCTCTACCTTCAGCAGTTTGAGGGAAGAAGTAATCTTCGTTAATTGACAGAGGATTGTATGAACTGTCTATGACGTTTGTGCCGCCTCCTGTCTGCGATGGGATACGTCTTTGGTGTATTTCCGTCTTTACTCTTTCAACAAATTGCATCGCAAGGTGCGATGGCATGTTACCCACATCAACGTAGAATACTCTGCGCTCTGGCGCTCTTTGAACTCTATAGATGATAATTGCATCTTCAAGTAATTCTTTTTGTTTGTAAACTTTAAAAATAGTTTCTAATAAACTATTACCAAATGGAAAGTTATTGTCTAAACCTTCTGATAGCGAAAGGTGTACAACATGTTTTGCATCAACAGCAATCTCGCCTTCGCCTTCTTGGAATCGACTACCACTTTGTTTTGGATATTGTCCGACCATTCCGCGGACGCCGCCTTCAAGATAACCACTACCGCCACCTGTTATATTGCCGTTTGTTTGGAAAGGTGTTGTTGCTACCATATCTGCAAAATTTAAATTGAAATCTTTTACAACATACTGTTCTGGTACTTTACCTTCTGATTCGTTAACAATAATACGTGTAACATTTGCACAGTCTACGTGAAATAGTTTTTTTGTTTCTGGATCACGAATAAAAAATTGATCCCCGTACTTGAACACATTACGTAGAATTTTAAACATTCGAGTTTCAAATTTTTGTAATTTATTCCACTGTTGCAAATACTGTTGTAGAATGGTTACTTCTGTATTTGTTGCTTTCTTTTTAAAATCAATAATGAAAGGAGTTTTATTTTGTGTATTTTTTTGTGAGCAAAATTCTGCTAGAATATCAAGGGCCGCATTAACTTCTGAGTCAAGATCCATTGTATTATAATGTCCGTATCTTTCAACACGGTTTGGACTACCTACATAAACATCAGGTAGATATGAACTATAATTTCTTTTTGCAGGTCCGGCTGTTACTCCGCCGCTTCTTGAACCACCTAGAGGGCTATAACTGCCTGAGGCATTATCTCCTGTAGGAACTGGTGTAAAATATTTTTTCCAACTCATTTTTATTCCTTAGTATACAGCATCGCCTTGGCTATTCAATATGCGTCGGGTCAACGTATTATTTTCCCTCATTAATTCAATTAATTGTGCCATACTGTTATTTAATCCAACTCCGCCTTGTTGAGCACCAGTACTGATTGCATCTAAAATTTCTCTACTTCCTGGTGCATTTCTGCCAAAAAATCCTGAACTTTCACTGTATGCTTCGTTTAATTCTTTCATTGCTTCTGCAAGATCTTCAATTGCTTCTGCAAAATCTTCTACTTTACTCTTGTCAATTTCGTCTGCAAATGCTTTTAATCCTTCTAATGCACCGCCTGATGCTACCATATTAGTAAGTGCTGTTTGATCAACACCTGAAAATTCATTGATACCTTCAACCATTTTTTCAAACGGTGAACTTGCACCAAAGAAACTCATAATACTATCTAATACGTTGCCAGCACCTAATTGTAACATTGCTGTGCCCATATCACCAAGTGCTGATCCTAGATCTTTAATATTTTCAGCACCTTCAATTTTGCCCATACGTTCTAGGCCTTCGGCAATTTTATTAACGCCATCGCCTGCCGCACTAATACCTTCACCTGCTAGTAAAATTGCCGCGCCAGTACCAATTAATAGTCCTGTAATAACAAGAGCACCACCGGCAACAGCGGGTGCCGAAAATCCTGCAAGCAAGCTCTGGAAACCTTTAATAGCAACATACACTGCACCGCCAACTGCAACCATAGTACCAAAACTTCCTAGTGCATTTGAAATACTAGAGAACCAACCTGTTGACTCATCACCGCTTCCGCTATCTGCACTTGGAGTACCATTAGCATCTGTACTATCAGAACTACTACTGCCGCCAAATCCTAACATGCTAGAAATAGCATTACCTATCATATCTTTGATAAATCCGCCAATGTTTGAAAGTCCTTCTGACAGATATCCTTTGATAACATCCATCGGATTTTCTGCACTAGTAAGATCACTAACAAGTCCTTTAAACCAATCAACTACAGGCTGTATAGCATTTTTAATTCCGTCTATTCCTTCTGGACTACTAAAGAATCCAACTAGATCACTCATTGCACCTTGAACTGTTTCAAAAATACCTGTACTAATAAGTGCGTCCCAAATTGTATTTTTTAAGTTAACAATAACATTTTCAAAGTTGGTTAAATTTCTTTCTCTATCTGCTGCCGCTCTTTCTTGATCAGTCATTGCTTGTGCGGCTCCGGCGCCTGCATTCTGCATACTAATCAAAGCAATCTGTGCGTCCATGGCACTGTTGCCTGTTGCACTCAAAATACCTGCTAAACGCTTTTCTTCTTCGCTCATGTTAGCAACTGATTCAGCAGTACGTCTAACTTCTGCCATGTATTGTTCTTGTGTTATAGTACCGTTAGCAAGTCCTGCGGCCATAGTTCCTAGGTTAGGATTTAGACGCATCAAACTTTTACCAAAGTCGCTTACTGGAACACCGTTAGTTGCAACAAGTTCTGTAATAGCATCTTTCATTTCTGGTGATGCATCGCCTACCATAGACAAGACACCATTTAACGCCAATTGTGCCGATTCACTCATTGTGCTAACAAGCAATTTAATACGCTTGTCGTTTAGATTTTCTTGCATTTCTTTCATTAACTGATCACGTTGTTTACCAGTAATTCTTGCAAGTTTATCCATTTCCATTACTGTGTTTGCTACACCTGCGGCAAGTTGAGCATCTGTCATTCTTTGAGCTCTGCCTAATCTTGTTTGTAGTGCTAGGTAGTCTGCTGTATATTCAGCAGTTTCTTCCATAGTCATACCAAGTCTAGCAAATTGTAATTGATTTCCTTGTACCTGTTTACTAATTGCCGCAAATCGTCTTGCGCCTTCAGATGCACTTCCTGCAAACAATGCAAGACTTTGTGAGTTTTGTGTTACCACACCTTGGAAAATTTCCAAACTTAATCCTGCAGATGCTGCCGCGGACCTTGACGCCATTAAACTACTTCCAAGGTCGATACCGACTCCTGTTAATTCTCTATAGGAATCAATTTGATTGTCAATTACACTTGTAAGTAGTTGTAAGGTTCCGCCAAGTGCGCCGCCAATAACGGGAATATTTGAAATAACACCTGAAATATGCGATGTAAAATCACTTAGTCTAGTTGACCCTGACATAAATTCAAGGGCCATATTTTGAATGCCTTGGCCTACATGAGCAAATCCTCTAGTAAGAGCATTGCCCGCTTCTTCTACACTTTCTTCAAAATCTTCAAGTTCTTTTTCGGTTTTGCCAGTTTGTTTGGCAAGATCCATTAGATTTCGTTGTGCTTCTTTGCCAGCACCGCCACCGCCACCGGCACCACCACCACCGCCACCTTGTTTTTGTACAGCGGCAAGCAGTTTTAGTAGTGTGGTTTCCGTAGCGGCATCATTGAGAACTATCTCATCTTGTCCAATGTTGCCTTTTACTGGTCCAGCCATAATTCAAATAATCCTATAATGTGCGTATATAAATATATGTCATATATACTGATATAGTATATTTATGCGGAGAAAAATATGCCAGAAATAAAACCAGCGGGTGCAAACCCATTAACTAAATTTTATAGACAACCTAAAATCTATTTGTCTTTACCTAGTAAAGGACAATACTATCCTGAAGGCGCATTAGAAATGCCAGATGGTGGAGAGTTACCAGTTTATGCTATGACAGCAAAAGACGAGCTAACTCTGAAAACGCCAGACGCATTACTTAATGGTGCGGCAACTGTTGAACTTATTCAAAGTTGTATTCCAAATATTAAAAATGCATGGGCTATGCCTATCCTAGATCTTGATGCATGTCTTGTTGCAATCCGCATAGCAACTTATGGCGAAGCAATGGATATTACTGCCACTGCACCTAATACAAAAACTCCGCAAGAATACACAATTGATTTAAGAAATGTTTTAGACAGATATTCAAATGCACATTATGAGCCTGAGTTTATGTTTCAAGAATTAAAAGTTGAAATTAAACCTTTGTCATATAAAGAGTTTTCTCAAGTAAGTGTTCAAACATTTGAAGAACAGCGAATCTTTAGTATTGTTAATAACAATGAGCTTGAAGAAGATAAAAAATTAGAACTGTTTAATAAAAGTTTTAACAAGATTCGAGACATTACATTTGGCATGGTTTCAAAAAGTATTGTTAAAATTACAACTCCTGATGGAGAAGAAGTTACACAACCTAGCTTTATTTCTGATTTCTTAAATAACAGTGATAAATCATTGTTTAAGAGTTTACAAGCACACATCGAAAGTCAAAAGAAAAACTTTGATGTACCTCCAATGGAAGTTACGTCAACAGCTGAACAAATAGAAGAAGGTGCTCCTCCAACATTTGAGGTACCGATTACTTTCGACCAATCAACTTTTTTCGCCTAAGGATCGTCAGCTGGTCCGTTGATCAGATCCTACAAGAGGTAAAAAATCTCGAGGACCAAAGTAAATCTTTCCGTGCGGAATTAATGAGGATGATGTGGTATATGCGTGGAAGCATTTCGTTAGAAGAAGTGTTCCAACTAGAACCTCAAGATAGAGAAATTATTGCTAAATTGATTAAGGATAATATGGAAGCCACTAAGAAAAGTGGCTTACCATTCTTTTAATTATTTTGTAACGCCTTGTGCGTCTAATGCTTGTGTACCTTTAACACCTGCTTGTGCCGCTTTTTGTGCATCAGCAGTTCCTGCTTTTACACCTTTACTTGCAATTTGTGCTTTAATAAGTTTTGCTAGTTCAGGATCTTTTTTAGCCGCATCAATAATTGGCGATAGTTTTGGATTAGGTAATCCCATTTTAAGAGAAGGAATAACACCAACAGGTTTGTTAGTTGCTTTATCAACCCAAAGCGCACCTGCCCATGTGTAAGTTTTACCATTAATTTCTTGTGTATCACCTTTCTTAATAGATGAAGGTGTTATATCAGATGCTTTCATATCTCCTCCTCCTGCTTGTGCATTAGCATCACCTGCTTGTGCATTAGCATCACCTGCTTGTGCATTAGCATCACCTGCTTGTGCATTAGCATCACCTGCTTGTGCATTAGCATCTCCGCTTGCACTAGGTGCTCCTAAATCAACTTTTGCAGTTTGACCGATAGAAGCAATTTGATCTTTGCTTAATCCAGCGTCTTGTAAAATGTTCATAATGCTATCAGTATCCATAGGCTCGCCCATCTTTTTCCACTGTGACATTAATTTTTGATAGGTTACTTTGGATCCAAGTTCTTTACCTACTGCTTTAGCGGCTCCACCAACTGCTTTTGCTCCAGTTTTAATTGCGCCTCCAACTTTCTTAAGTGCATCCATTGGACCTTCTTGTAGATACAGTTCAAAACGATCTTCCATTGAAATACTTTCAGTACCTCTAACTGCTACCTTATCAATTTCTGCATCATCCATTTCAGGATCGGGTTTAACTTCGTTGCCACCTACAGTAAATTCTGCTTTCTTGTCGCCACTTGTTTGCATACTAGCTTGAGCCGCTGCCGCTATGGCGCTATTAGCCATTGTTAAATTTTGTAAGAAAGAATCATTTGTTACAGCAATTGCCTTGGCAACTTCATTTTGCAGATTCATATCTGCAATAAATGCTTTGGTATCAAACGATTTTGTAAAATTCCATAATTCATTAAATGCATCAAGTGCCGCAGGATCTGTTGTGCTTCCTGTTCCTGCTGTTGCATCTTTCATTGCATTAAGAAGTTTTGTAAATTCGCCAACTTGATCTTCAGGAACAATCATTGAACCTAAATCTCTAACACTGCTAAATCCTGGTACTTCGAATGTGTTTTTAAATCCAACGTCTAGCGTTGTAAGTCCAGGTGCCTTGTCATATGGAATAGCATCTACTCGTAAGCCTTCTAACCAATCTCCGATACCGTCTAATGCCCATCCAGCAATAGCACCATAAGCGGCTGTCTTAACTGATTTACCAATTGCCGCAGATAACTTTTCACCTTGCAATAAATCTTTAGATGCACGTAGGATTAAACCAGCGGCAGCACCGCCTGCTGGTCCTCCAGCAAAAGCCGCAACTGCTGTTAGAATACCAACTGCTAATGAAGCCTTGCCTGGGTTCGCTTTAGCCCAGTCGCTTACTTTTTGTATACCTTGAACAATTTTACTATCACTATTCTTAGAAGAAATATCTTTCTTCAATTGTTCAAATTTAGCGTCCATGTTTTTAACAGGACCCGCATTTCCAGCCGCTCTACCTAATTCATTAATTTTTGCATCAACTGCTTTTGCCATTTCAACTGGCAATTTTGCGGCATCCCCAACTGCTTTTCCTGCTTTACCTAGGACATTTAAGTTGTCCCCGCCGGCATTTGCAGAATCTTCAGCGCCTTTAAAAATAGCATCGATTTGATCTTTAGTAAGTGTTGCTTCAGCAACATATTTTTTATAGTTTTCTACAAGTGGCCATAGTTCTTTTTCCCAACGTCCTAAATATAAGCGTTGTGATTCACTGAGCTCTTGCCAACCTTCATTTAAGATTGTTTGAGTTTTTAAATTGTATGATGTAACTTCTTGTAATTTCATTAGATAACTCCAGCCAATGCTTTTTTCTCAGTAGGTGTAAGATCATCAAGTGCTTTTTGAATGTTAGGTGGAATACCAGCTTTGTTTTTTAATGGTGTTACATTACTTTTATCTTGCGGCTGTGCTGTTTGTGCTTGTGATCCAGGTTCATCAGCTGCCGGTGTTGCATTTGATGGTGTGTTATTGTTTCCAGGCTTTCCTGTAGCACCTTGTAATGCTCCTAATGCCTTGTTTATCACGCCACCGCCTTGTGATTGTGGTGTTGCACCTCCAGTACCAGCGGCGTCAGCCGCGGACGGAGCAGGATCTTGACCGATATTACCACCAGTTAGCTTACTTGCCGCCGCTTTTTTAAGAATACCCATAAGAGTTTGCTTAGGTAGCACACCATCAGGAATAGTAATACCTTTTAGATTTAATTTTTGTTGTTTTGCAAATGCTTGTAAGTCAGCACCTGTCATATTATTGTCATTTTTTTGATTTATGCCTTGCCATGTAGCAAGTGCTTTGTAAATTTGGTTTGCTTCGCCACCCATCTGTGCGGCTCCTTGCAATCTACCAGCAGTGCCAGTCATTCCTACAGCACCAGCGGCTTTTCCAGCCCATTTCTTAGCGAAATTTCCAATACCACTTGTAGGTTTTTCATCAATTCTTGATTCTGTTATTTCTGATATTCTCATATTACAATCCTAACGTAATTACTAAGTGTATTTATGTTATTCGCTACGCGAATAAAGTTTTCGCTAACGCTCAAACTATGCACTTCGTATTTGTATGATAGAAAGTAATGAATATGAATTAACACATTATTGCGATAGCAATAATGTAATTGCTTCATGTAGATTGTTTCAGTCAGACGGAACCTGTTACGGTTCCATCTAATCTCAAAACTTCATGTGAGTTCGTCACAGCCGAGACTTGGAAGTAGGTGTTTATCTGCTGTACAATGGGCTCTGACCTTTCCCAACCTACGTCGACATCTTATACGCTATACCGTATATTCTTAAAATATACGCTACACCGCATAATACCCGTTGCTTCGTTCCTGTGCATACGGTTTTTATGTACAATGTGCAGTTTTTCGACAGCCAACAATCTATCTACGTCAACCAGTAGCCCAATTTGTCTGATGGCTTCCACACTCTGGTGTGTCGATCAACGTGTTGCGTGTGCTCCGATCAAGGATGCTTTTTCCACAGCGGTATTTCTAAACTGGCCCGCCAACCTTATGTGTTGGATTGTTTTGCCTTGATGCTATGTTCTAGCAATGCCTGTCGTAATTTGTCTGAACCGCCAACTCTAACATTAATAATACCGTTGTAATAATCATCTCTCTCTAATACACGGCGGTCAAACTGTTCTCGTGCCTCTATGTAGGACATTTCTCCACGGCCTTTGCAAAGATATAATATTTCTCTTGTGAAGTTTTCTGGGCCTATGGCTTCAACGTCTGCGTTTAGTCTATCAGATGAACCCCAATAGTCTTTCCAATCGCTTTCTTTGTAGCCTCTACGTTTATTTTTTTTGCCTTTAAGTGGTGGCTTAGTTGTTTTGAATTTTGCTAGTTTTTTGCCTACGTATTTTTGCCCAGTGGTAAGATTGGTTATGAGATATACAAAGCCTTCATACTCGTCTGGTATTTGATCTATTACTTTGCCTTCATAAGTCCACTGCATGAACTTACTTACCGATGCCTATTATTCTGCCTGGTCTTTTTTGGTTACTCTAGTTGTTGTGTGTTTTTGATGTATCTCTTCCATACGTTCATATGCTAAAGATCGTATTTCTCTTAGCCAGCGTCTAACTGTTCTATGTGTGCGTACAGAGTTTTGCCTTTCAAACTTTTCGTTTGCCTTGAAATACTCTAAATATGCCTTTGTT